CGTCGTCGGCAAGGACCGGCAGGACCGAGTGAGACAACGCCAATTGCAACAGGCTTCGGTGATTTCGGTGGTAACATCACTATCGAAACAGTGTCTCCTATCAATCGTGTCACTACTGCTGCTGACGTGACAGAGTTGAAGAAGTGGTTCGATGCGACGTTGCTTGAAGCTGGCATTACATATCCCACTGTTGCAGGTAATAACCTAGCAGCGGGAATGCAAGTCGGGGGAACTGGACGCTTCTAGCGTTCGGTGAATGCGGTGCGCTGGTCGCTTGTTGCTATAGCCCTTCTAGCAACAAGCGCCAGCGCATTTGCACATGATGGATATGAGAATCTACGCGATAGTCGCGGTAACTCATGCTGCAATGATGCAGACTGTCGTGCAGTACACGCACGTGTAGATAGCGAAGGCGATTGGGAAATATACGTGAAAGAACTCGACAAGTACGTGCGAGTTCCTTCACATGCAATTCTCAAAACGCGAATGTCCGATGAACGCTGTCATGCATGTTACAAGTTCATCAAAGGATACTCACTTGCATTCTACTGCTTCGTACCATGTGACGTGAAAATATAATGGACATCATCGACACTGTGAAGAATTCCACACTCGAATCATCGAGGATGAAGAAGATGCCGAGCAAAACTCCTGCACAAGCACGACTTATGGCTGCTGCTGCACATACTCCCGGTGGATATGGTGGAGTGTCGCAGAAAGTTGGGAGAGATTTCAACTCTGCGGATAAGGGTAGTAGTATGTTACACGATGCAATGAAGAATCGTGCACGTGTGCACAAGATGGGTAAGCATCAAGGTCCACCGGATGAAGCAACTGAATCGAATCGCGAGAAAGCACGTGAGAAGCGTCTAGGCATTCCGTAGGAGTTATCATGGATCAAGCACTACTCAGTCAGTTGATTAAGTCATACGGTGCTGCTGACACACCTGAGAACACGAATCGCATTCGTGAATTCTACGGCGCGAATCCAGATCAAGCGGAACGTCGCGTCATGGGAATGAAGGGTTCGCAAGGACAGCAAGGCGCTGGTGGACGTGATGATATTCTCAATGCAATGCTTGATAAGTACATTGCACCGCAAGTAGCGCAAGCTGTACAAGCGCCAGAAGTAAGTACTGGTAATGTGTACGAAGCTCCTACTGGTGGGGGTAAAGCTGCACCACTTGTAAAGACAGAAGGTGCAATGCCGACTCCATTAAATACTGGCCCGCTTCCTCCGCGTGACGCTACTGCCGCTGAGAAGGGTGGTTCTGGTTGGGAATGGTTGCTTGCTGCACTTGGCGCGCGTGCCGCTGCTGATCCGACTGTGCGAGCGTTGCCAACGCCTGAGCAACAGAAGATGCTTCCCGCTCCGCAAAGTTCTACGTCACGTATGATTGAGAACTACAATAAAGACAATCCCCGTCTCACGTATCAACCGAAGCTAGAGAATCAAGGTCCGGTAGAAGTACGTAATAGTCCCGAGCTAGAAGCAAAGGGACAAGCGAACGCTGAGAAGTATGCGCAATTAAAGAGTGAAGTGGATGCAGAGAATGCGTCTCGCGCAACTGCGGATGAAGCTGCGGCACTCAAGCTGCAAGAGCAAATGCGTACACAGAAACTACTAAAGGCCGCACGTGCAGCAACTGGAAGACGGTAATACCAAGTTAAAGCTGCCTGACGGTTCGTTGCTAATGGCTGATGGCACTGTCATCAAGCCACATCAAGCAACACAGACAGCGGTAACAATAGGACGTGAGATTCAAAGTGGTCGTGCTGCGGCGCGTACGTTGAAGCGTGTTCACCGTCAACTCGGTGATCTTCCAGAAGGCGACACAAAACAACTAAACGCGATTGCTGCGATTCTCATGTACACGGGAGTAGGACTCAGCGATGATGATATTGCTGTCACCTTGGGGACTACCTCCGATGTTGTGGGACGGATACGAGAGCTTGACGCTTATCGACAGTTATCAGAAATGTTCGATAGCGCCGTATTCGATGATGCCAAACGGACTGCGGCTCACATACTCGCCAACGCCAGTGCTAGTGCCGCTGACAGAATGGTTGGATTCATGGAGTCCCCCAACGAGCAAGTCGCATTAGTAGCAGCGCGGGAAGTTCTCAAGACGAACGGCATCTCCACAGAACACGCTACCGGAGAGAAGAAGAGCGGATTGAATATCAAGATCGTCCGCAAGGGTGAGAAGAAAGACGAGACTATTACTGTGGAGTTACAACATGCCTCCTGATCCATATATCAATTACACAGGAACGTCATCGTTCCCAATCAAAGCTGCGACGAAGATTCGTAAGACTGTTGAGAGTACGCCTCTCTTGACAGTGACCAATGCGTATAAACTCGTGTTCCCTGAGAACGCACTGCGTAAGGGATTCGCTATCGAGAGTGCTGTATCGAATACCACGAAAGTGTACGTTCGCTACGGCACAACCGGACCAGAATGGGAACTCTCTGGCGGCGGTAGCTTTGGCCGCGATGTTAAGACAGGTAGCGTATTCACAGGCGAGCTTTACATGAAGGGTGCTTCCGGTGGTGAAGCATTCATCGCAGAGGAATACTAGAATGAAGCGCATTACCGCACTATTACTCGCGCTACTGTATAGTACGGTTGCGCTCGCTCAAGGTCCAGTCAATCCGGGTGGTGGTGGTGCGGCAGGTGTAACTGCATCTGGTACGCCGTGGACGTTGGCAGGTACGAGTGGACAGACATACACACTTCCTACTGCAACATCCACGCTCGCGATACTTGGAGCGAATACGTACACAGGTACGCAGACATTTGCGGATGCTGGTACATGGAGTGCAACAGGCATTACACTTGGAGCGAATCTTAACTTCAATGGTACTAATGCCAATTCTATAGCGAATATTGCTTATAGTGGACAGCTTGTGGGAACGACATCACAAGCAAATGCTATAGCTGTTGGTCAAAACGGCACAACGACGCCTGCATTCAGAGTTGATGCTTCAACTGCTTCGCAAACAGGTGGATTAAAGATTACAGGTAGTGCATTGAATGGCACTGTTGCTGTAGCTGTTACTGACACATCAGGCAACACGAATCTAACAATCAATGCTCTTGGTACAGGCACGATTGGCATTGGTTCTGTATCTACTGGTGCTGTTACTATAACACCAAATGTCACGCATAGCGGGACGACTACGCTTGCAGGTGCGATTGCACAGACATCTGGCACTGCATTTTTTGCTTGCACAACGACAAACTCAAGTGACACGTTTACTTGCACAGCGTCTCCAGCAATCACAGCGTATACAACGAGTGCGATCTATCTAGTCAAGTTCAACGCTGCGAACACGACGACGACGCCGACTATCAATATGAACACGCTAGGCGCTAAGACGATTGTGAAGCGTGCGTCTACTGCACTCGCTGCATCTGACATCACAGCGAATGGATACTACTGGCTCATCTACAACGGAAGCACTATGCAGATCGTCAACCCAACAGTCAACTAGGAGTACGTCTTGAAGAACACACTATTCGTACTCGCGCTGCTCATTGCTCTTCCAGCATTTGCACAGCAGGAAGAGTCGAACGGCGTGAAGTATCTCATCAATCGCATCTCTCAACTTGAACAATTCGTGAAGCAACTCATCGACGTGAATGATCGACAGACAAAAGAAATCGAAGCACTGAAGAAGTACAAAGAAAACTCTTGGCTTCCATGACAATCAAGACGTTTGAGTTAAGTGAAGAAGACAATCCGTGGCAGCTTGGTTTCTTTGAATGTCGCGACGAGATTGCAGGATTCACAGGAGGATTCGGTAACGGCAAGACATCCGTGATGGGTGTTCTTGCTTGTTACATTGCAGAGAACTACGAAGGTGCTCGCGTACTCGTAGGTCGTGCAACACGTCCGAAGCTAGAAGATAGCACGAAACCAGAGATTATGAAATGGGTTCCAGAGGATAGTGTATCGCGTTGGCCGTCTGAGCGTTATAACAATATCGAATTCAAGCGCACGGACTCACGAATAGAATTCCGTCACGTACGACAAGAAGGCAAGGGGAAGGGAGAAGAGCAGAGTAATCTACTCTCCGCTACGTACGATGCAATCTTCATCGACCAGATGGACGACCCTGAATTTTCTTACAAAGATTTCGCTGATCTATTTGGTCGTCTTCGTGGTACTGCTAAATATATTGGCGATGATCCGTCTTTTCCGCGATATGGACCACAGTGGATGCGGTTCGGTGCAAATCCAACTCGCAACTGGCTCTACCGGGAAGTGTGTGGACCGTATTTTCTATATGAAAAGACCAAACTAATCACGCCGAAGTTGCTCACTGACCCTGAAACACGCAAGCCCATCATTCGCGTGTTCAATGCTCCAACAGAGGCGAACAAGAAACACACAGGAGAACGATTCTCAAAGCGTATGCAGATCGTGTTCCGCGGCGCTATGTACGATAGATACGTGAAAGCGAAGTGGGACGCATATGAGGGTCTTGTATATCCTGATTATAACGACACTGTTCATATGGTGGAGCATAGTGATCTTACTAAGTATATCAAAGCACAGCTTGCAAATGACGCTCTCGGCATTGTCGAAGGTTACGACTACGGCCAGATCGTTCCTTCATGCTACGGTCTCGCGTTTTACAACGATGTGGGCGACATTTTCCTCACGGATGGCTTCTATGAACCCAATGCGTTGGTTAAGAAGCAAGCGAAATGGATAAAAGAGATACGGAATGAGTGGCAAGTCATTCCGATTGAACCGATATTCGCTGATCCACAGCTATTCAGAAAGACGAATGCTCAAAAGGAGACAGTAGCAGAGAGCATCACGTCGATGTTCGAGACCGAAGGCATAGTAATGCAACGTGGTGCAAGTGATATTGCATCTGGCATTGAGAAGATGGGCACGTATCTCGCAATCGACGCGATGCACATGCATCCAGTTCATAAGACATATGGTGCGCCTCGCTTCTTTGTCTCATCCAAGCTCGACTGGTGGCACAACGAGATAGCTGACTACTACTGGAACAAGAATATAGCAGGCCAGAACGTAGACAAGCCAATGGATCGCAACGATCACGCTATGGATATGTCAAAGTACATGCTCACGAAGCGTAGTCGTGTTGTCGGTTCTATCCAACGCAAGCGCAGAATCATAGACCCACGTGTATTCAATTGGTCCGAAGTCGAAGATGATCGACGCGGGCATATTCTTCCGAGGCACATGTAATGGCACTTCCTCCACTGCCTACTGACCAGCAACAGACGCCGCCTACGAGTGTGGATGCGAGCGTGAATGAGTCAATTCGTCAAGTTGGCGGTGACTTGCCGCAGGAAGTTGTGAAAGCTCCGCGTCAAGAGATATACAAACTCGATCCGACTACGAAAGTACCTGTTTCTAAGTACGAAGGGAACACTTGGAAGGGTCGTCGTGACGCTGGACGCAAAGCTGTGTCTCATTTGATTGATGGATGGGAAGAAGCTGAGTACTACTACGACAACGCGCAGCAAAATCATCGCAAGCAGACACAAGGAAACAAGGCAGGCACGCGAAATTACGGCAAGGATCGCCGTGACTCGTTCTCCATGACAGAGAACATCGTGTACGCGACTGTCAATGCCGTCATTCCCAACGTGTACGCTAAGAATCCGTCAATCGAAGTGACAATGACGGACCCGAGTGCAGAGCAAATGGGACTTGCGCTCAAGCGTCTTGGAAATCGCATCATGGAGATGCGTGCTGCACCCGGAATCAACATGAAACCCAAGATGCGCAAGTGTATCATGCGCACTGAGGTTACAAATGAAGCGTGGGTACTTCTTGGTTGGACACGAAGAGAAGATTCCGCGGATGCTGCTCGCGAAGACATTAAAAGAATTGGCGAAGAGCTTGCGAAAGCAGAAGACCAGAAAGAAATTGAGCGTTTGGAAGGTGAGTTACTTGCGCTCGAAGAATCAATTGACTTGCTTGATCCTCCCGGCCCGTTTCTCAAAACGCTTAGGAGTGTAGACGTACTTGTTGACTCAGATGCGCTAGAAGATGACTTCTCTGATGCGAATTGGAAGATGGTCTGCGTCATGGAGAGTACTAAGTACTTGAATGCGCGGTATCGTCAACGAAAAGGCGATCCCAAGAATGGCGAATTCGTCTCCGCATACGAGGCATCTCATGTCGTCGATGCTTCGCAAGCAAATGCAAGTGCTTCTGCAACACAAGAGCAAATTGACAACTTCAAACTATTTGACAGTGGTAAAGATGATCCAAAGTCTTACGGATACAGTGACCGAGAATCGTACGAACGCGCTAAACGCACAGCAGTCTGGTACTGCTTCGACAAGGTTAAGAGACGGTTCTACATGTATTCGGAAAAAGACTGGACGTGGCCGATTTGGGTATTTGAAGACCCGTATCACTTCCCCGACTTCTACCCGCTAGAGCGTTTGCAGTGGCATCCGTCGCCCACGTCTCCACGTACGCGCGGTGAAGTGAGTCATTATCTCGACCAACAAGACGAAATCAACATCATCA